GCTGCTGAGACGGCCGGTGCCAACCCTATGGTTGTGAACTACGCCATCAAGGCGGCAATGCTGCTGATCTTGGGGCACCTATATTCCAACCGCGAAGATGTTGTGGCTGGGGCATCTGTTGTGCAGTTGCCTGGCGGGGCTCGTTCCTTGCTGCGGCCGCACCGCATTACCCATGGAGTCTGACCATGACGACCATTGGCCAACTACGCGACCGCATCAAGATCCAGAAGCAGGGCGGGTCTGACGACTGGGGCAACCCTTTGCCAGATGGCCCATGGACTGACCATGCCACGGTGTGGGCCCATGTGCTCCACCAGAACGGCGCGCAGGCCATCAAAGCCGACGCGGACACCTCGATAGTTCGTGCTTCCATGCGCATTCGATGGCGAACGGACATCACAGCCGCGATGCGTGTGATCTTTATGGGCGCGGTCTACGAGATTGATGCAGTCCTGCCTGGGCAGAGGCGTGATTTTGTGGACCTGGCCTGCAAGAGGGTGAGCGATGTTCAAGTTTGACACCAAGGCGTGGGAAGACCAGCTCAAGGCCAAGGCCCAGAAAGTTGAGGAATCGGCCCGTGCAGTCGCTCAGGCCGGCGCCCAGGTGTTCTATGAGCAGGTGCTGTCCAATGTCCCGGTGAAGACCGGCAAGCTCAAGGCGGCCATCTACCAGGCTTACGGCGACAAGCGCTCCGGCGAGGGCAGGGCGCTCTACGACATCTCGTGGAACAAACGCAAGGCGCCACATGGCCACCTGATCGAGTTCGGCACCAGCCGTGCCGCAGCCCAGCCGTTCCTGCGCCCAGCGCACGGCCAGGCAAGCGCCCGGGTGAGGGAGGCGATGCTCGAAAAGCTCAAGGAGGTGCTTCGTGATTGAAACCAAGCTTGTCACGCAGCTCAAGCCCATCGTGGGCGGCAAGGTGTTCGCAGATGTCGCGCCAAGCGGAACGGCGGCCCCGTGGGCGGTTTATCAGCAGGTGGGCGGCAAGCCGACACAGTATGTCGAGCAGGCGATGGCGCCGCTTCGCAATGGGCTGTTCCAGATTGCGGTCTGGGCCACGACTCGCAGCGAGGCGACCATGAAATCCCTCCTCATCGAGCGCGAGATGCTCAAGCTCGACATGGCTGTGGAGGTGGTTGGCAGCCTGCGCGCCACCTATGAACCAGACACGAAGCTCCACGGAGCCATTCAGGACTTCTCCATTTGGGAAAACACAGATGAGTAACGCAACCAAACTTCTTCACGAAGGGCTGATTCGGGCGATCCGAGCAGCCCTTTCTTCTTGGGAAAAGTGGCTGGAGAGCCAAGCCCCCAAGAAGTAAACCAATTCATTTCGCAACGTCTGCCGCGCGGTTTGTCGCGCTGCTCAATGCCTCTCCCGCAAGGGACACGCGAGTAGCCCCACAGCCATTGGCCCCGCAGAGAAACCCGCCGCTACCAAGCGGCTTTTTCTTTGAAAGGCCCTTATGGCTTCTGTACCTACCGGCACTACCTTCTGGATTGCCTCCACCTTCGCTGCGGCCAAAACTGTGACCGCTATCTCCAACGCTGCAGAGGCGGTTGTCTCCGCCACGGCGCACGGCTTTGTTGCTGGTGACGCGGTGGAAATGACCTCCGGCTGGGGTCGCCTCAATCGACGCGTTTTCGAGGTCAAGTCGGCTACCACCGACTCCTTCGTGCTGTCGGGCGCTGATACCACCAACCTGAACTTCTTCCCCGCCGGCACTGGCGCGGGCAGTGTGCGCAAGGTCAATGCTTTCCAGCAAATCACCCAGGTGACTGCGGCTTCCAGCTCGGGTGGCGATCCCCAGACGGTCAACTACAAGTACCTGGAATCCGACGTTGGCTACTCGATCAACGATGGCTTTGCAGCGACCCAGTACCAGCTCACGATGGACGCGGACGCCATCGGCACTGCCGGCTACGACCTGCTGAAGACGCTCACCGATGTGCAGACTGACACTTGCTTGAAGATGATGTCGCGCTCCGGTGCCCGCCTGTACCTGCCTTGCACCGTTGCACTGAACGATGTGCCATCCCTCAACGACGGCCAGATCAACACCGTGACTGCGGTGTTCAACGGCAACAACCGACCAATCCGCTACAAGGCGGCTTAAGTCCCCGGCCCTCCATGTGAGGGCCATTCTTTTGGGCAATGCCCAACCCTCGCACCGGCCCTGCCTGTTCGTTTTCCTCGTGGGGAGGACGGCAGGTGGGGCGCGGGCACTTCTCCCCATCCAAAGGAAACCAAACCATGGCTATCAAACTTGGCAATCGCCCTGAAACCTTCGCGCAGCGCACTGTCACCTTCCCAATGCCCGACGGCACCACGGGAAAGATCAAGTACAAAGGCGTGTACCGCACCCGAACCGACTTCGGAGAAATGCTGGACCAGATGAACGCCGACAAGGAAGACGGCCCAGCGGTGGACGAAAAAACCCGCTGGGAGCAACTGTTCTCCCAAGGCTCGGAGAGCAACGGTCGCTTCCTGGTCGCTGCCATCAAGACCTGGGACGCAGAGATCGAGCTGGATGTCGAAAGCCTCACCCAGTTCTCCGATGAGCTGCCTGGTGGCGCTGCTGCCTTGCTGGAAGACTACCGCCAGATCTGCCTGAACGGCCGCCTGGGAAACTAAGGGAGGCCGCAGAGGCCATCTTTGCGCCACCTGTTGAGGTGGCTGCGGGGTGGGATCCGGAAGACTATGCAGATGAATTGGAGCCGGTCGATGTTTGGCCGGAAAACCATGAAATTGTGCAGCTTTTCGAGTCCCTCTCCACCCAATGGCTGGCCGCTGTCGGCGGAGGGATGGGTGGCGGCGTGTTCATCCGCTATGGCCTGTCATACACCGCCGCTTACCCGCTTCTTGACCGAATCAGCCCCGACAAGGAAAGCTGGAACGAGAATTTCGAGATGCTGCGGGTGATGGAGCGAGCCGCGCTGGCTGTGATGAACAAGGCGGGCTAAGCTTGCTCTTATCAGCTATCATGATTCAGACATTTGGTAACATACTCCATTCCTAATAGGAGGGGATATGGAGTTTCTTGAAAGCTTGAATGCGTTGGCAGCCAAGATTCGTCAACAAGGGGCGTCTATCGCCACTGAGGAGGCGACTAAGAATGCCTTTGTCATGCCGTTCATTAAGAATGTGCTTGGATATGATGTTTTTGATCCGCAAGAGGTAGTCCCTGAGTACGTCTGTGACATTGGGACTAAGAAGGGCGAAAAAATTGATTACGCCATTCTTAAGGATGGTCAGATCCAGATGCTCATTGAGTGCAAAAAGATTGGTGAGCCGCTAAATGTCAATCACGCGGGCCAACTCTTCCGGTATTTCCATGTGACAACTGCTCGCATCTCCATCCTGACAAATGGGCAAATTTACAAGTTTTTCACTGATTTAGATGCCCCAAACAAGATGGACGACAAGCCATTCTTGGAGCTGGATCTGTTAGACATTGATGAGCACGCAGTGCCTGAGCTCAACAAGCTGACGAAATCAACCTTTGATGTGGAATCCATCATCAGCGCGGCGGGAGAGCTCAAATACATTGGGCAGATCAAGCGCGAAATTTCGGCGCAGTTTACTTCACCCGGCGACGAATTTCTGCGCTTTTTCACAGCGCGAGTGTATGACGGAGCAATCACCGCAAGAGTACGTGAGCAATTTCAGCCGCTGCTTGAAAAGGCCATCCGTCAGTACACAGCGGACCTGGTAAATGATCGTTTGAAATCGGCGATGACTGGTGTTAACGCGAGTATGCCAATCGTGGTAAATGCACCGAGCCCCGTTGTTGCAGCCACACCAGTTGAGAGCATGTCTACAGACTGTGACGACGAGGAAAGAGTGGTGACGACCGAGGAGGAGATGGAGGGCTACTTCATTGTCAAATCGATCATTCGCCCGGTTGTTGATTCCAGCAGAATAGGGCACCGCGACACGCAAAGCTATTTTGGAATTCTGTTGGACGACAACAATCGCAAGCCGGTCTGTCGACTGCACTTCAACAGGGGGCAGAAGTATTTAGGCATTCTTAATCATGATAAGAAAGAGACACGGCATCCAATTGCGCACCTGGACGAGATCTACAACTTCTCGGAGGCCCTCATTGAGGCTGTGACGCGTGTTGCGTAGTTCGTGTAGCATGCGTCTTTCTGAATGGAGGGCGCATGTCAAGACTCGTTGGGTATTTTTTACTGCTCGTGGCTGCTTTGGTCGCAGTTCTAGTTGCAGTACGTGTATCTGTTCTCTTCGAGCTAGCTGAGAATGGATTCCATCGAGGCGGCATGGTCATGGAAGTTTTGTTTTTAGCCATCTGTGGCGTTGTGCTCCCAATTGGTCTGGCGGCGTTGTTGCTGAAAAAGCGCGAATAAGCCTAAGTTAAGCATCCCCAACCGTCCCGCCCAGAGCGGGATTTTCATTTCTGGCCTATACCTCGGTGTGGGCCTTTTGCATTTCTGAGGCGCCTATGTCCGATGATCTGAGTACAAAACTAACAGCAGAATTTGATGGCAGCCAGGCAGAGCAAGGCTTGGTCAAGCTGGGTGCAACTGCAAAAAAAGCTGGCCGCGACATCGAGCAAGCTGGACAGGGCGCCGGCAAGGCGTTCGGAGGCGTGGGTACGGGGGCTGAGGATGGCAGCAAGCGCGCTGAGCGCGCGACCAAGAGTCTCATTGACTCGATCCAGCGAACTACTGCAGCGGCGAACGCGGGCGCCAAGGGAACCGCAGACTATTACAGCGAAATTGCCCGCATTCGTGGCGTCAGTCAAGATGCTCTGAAGCCATATTTGGCTGATCTGCGTAAAGCGCAAGCCGAGCAGGACAAAGCAGCAGACTCCACCAACAAATGGAACGCAGCTGCGTCCACGCTTGGTGGTGTGCTTGGGAAAATTGGGGCAGCGGTTGCCGGTGGCGCGTTCTACGCTAAATTCATCAGCGAAACCATCGATGCGGCCAATGAACAGGCGCAGTTGCAAGCGGTGCTGAGATCTACGGGCGAAGCAGCTGGATGGAGTGCTGACGCCCTGAACGAGATGGCTGACGCCATGTCCAAGAAGTCGATCTTTAGCCCGGGAGAAATCAACCAGGCGCAGACCCGCATGCTCAGCTACTCAAATGTGGTTGGACAGCAGTTCCCGAAGGCGATGCAGGCCACTATCGACATGGCACAGCGCATGGGAATGTCAGTAACTCAGTCGGCAGAGACCATTGGAAAGGCCCTGGATGTGCCCAGTGAGGGACTTACGGCCCTCAGTAAGCAGGGTTTTCGCTTCACCGAAGCTGAGAAGATGCTGGTCGAGCAGCTTGAGGAGGTCGGCAAGAAGGCGGAAGCACAGGCGATTATTCTCAAAGCTCTCGAAAGCTCATATGGTGGAGCGGCCGAAGCTGCTCGTGGCACTTTGGGTGGGGCTCTCGCCGGCCTGAAAAATACGGTAAGCGATCTGATGACTGGCAGCGGCGGCAGTGTTGACGGTCTCACGCAAAGCGTAAACGATCTAACGGCCACACTTTCTTCTGCAGAGACCAAGCAGGCATTTGCGACCATCGTCAACTTGATGGTGGAATCTACCAATGTGGCTGTCCGCTTGGTGAATGCGATGGCTCAGTTGCGCACCGCCAATATGGGCAGCATCTTGCTCGGCGGGGATAAGGTTGACAATCCACAGAGCGCTCTCGTTGATGTTGAAGCGCGCATCTCTCGCATCCAGCGCAACGTGGAGGCCTTTGACCCGAAAGCAGCAGGTTGGCGAGGCTTCCGCAACAGTCTTAATGCCGTGTTCACAGATGACTATGTGGACTCGCTGTCTCAACTGGCTGTTGCGAATCAACAGCGAGAGATTCTGTTGAAAAAGGTCTCCACCGAGCAATACGGCGACAACGCCCCCGATCCGGCCGAGTGGAACACGGAACCAGTCAAGGCCTATGGTAAGGCCATCTCGGAGAACACTGAGTGGCTCAAGAAGTTCGGCACTGCTGCCCAGAAGGCGCAGATTGAGATCAAGGAATGGGAGAAGAAGCTCGGCGCTCCATTGAGCCAGGAGATGAAGTCTTCCATTCTGAAGAGCTATGAGGAGCGCGGAAGTGGCGGCTCCAAGGGCGTAGGCCAGCAAGAGAAGGCTGTATCTGGCATCCGTGCCCGAATCCAGGCAGAAGAGGAGCTAATCAAGCGCCTGCAGGATCGCGGCGCGGCAGCTCAAGACCTGAGCGAATCTGACAAGCTGGTGGGCAAGCTGCAGGAGGAGATTGCCGGCACTACCAACAAGCGAACCAAGGCGAACCTGGAAGGCCAACTCGCCGAGGCGCTGGTGTGGCAGGAGACCCAGAAAAACCGCACTGAGCTTGAGAAGCAGATCAAGGCGCAAGAGGAGGCTGAGAAGGGCTACCGCAAGTACATTGAATCACACCGGATTCCGTGGAGGCTCAACTCCTGAGAGGATTGAGTCATGAACAACAAACCCAATAAATTTCCCGCCGAGGTCCGCGAGCG